TGGCGTTGTTCGAACTCCCTAAAGTAGCAGAGGTACAGGAACATAAGGATTTGATAAACTACTTTTGGGACGGTATTGGACACCCGACGCCTATACATGTATTGCCGCACGCTCATGACACAGGGTATGATACCGAGACCTGTGGGTCTTGGTCAATGACGATCAATAGAGTGCCGACGAGAAAAGGATACCCATGCCCAGAGGAGAATGGGTATGAGTTGGATATGCAGTTTAATAATTCGAGGAATGAGAAAGGAATGTGTGGGACCTTGTGGTGTGATGTGACTACCGGACAGATAATGGGAATACATAATGGAGGGTCACCTTCATACGCAGAGTCCTATGCTTTGCGCACTCTAATTCAAGATATGCGAGAGTATCACGATGTGCAGCCGCCCCAGTATGCGGTTCTCGACCCTATAAAGGTTGAATTGACTGTGGCTGAGGGAATGGAAGGAGTGAGCGCGCGAGGGAAGTTGCCAAATAGCCATGCCGTGTACCTTCCTACGGATACGGCATTGGTTAATACTCCGTTTAGATACGAGAAATTTCCATTTCCGGAGACCAAAGATGGTCCGGCAATGTTGAAGAATTGTAGAGAGAAAAGTATCTATCCATTGAGACAGGCATTGGATAAGTTTGGAAAGCAGGGGATGGCAGGAGCAGGACCTCGCCCCTTGATGAGTTTAAAGGATTTCCTGCCTCGGGGGTTTAATCCCTCGAGAATAAGAAGGCTCACATTGGAAGAAGCGGTGTACGGTGTCCGTGGATGGATAAAAGGAATAGATATGACGAAGTCCGTTGGATACCATTACAAGAAGCTTGGCTTTCGTTCACGGAAAGAACTTTTTCCAGGCAATCAGGACAACCCAATAATACATCCTATAGTACGCGCGGATGTGGAGTATTGGTATAGAGAAGCAGAGAAGAATAATATAGTGCCAGCTGTGTTTGAAGAGACGTTGAAAGATGAGATTCGAGATGCGGAGCGAGTTGCTCAAGGGAAGACTCGTTTGTTTTCTGCATGTGATTTGCGAACACAGTTGGTTACAAAGATGGAGATGGGAGCAATCGTTGCTGAGTTGGAAGTAGACCCGTCTGGATGCCCAAATACCCTGGGAATGAATGTTCACAGTGGTCAATGGGGCCGGATGTACTCGAGGTTGAGAGGAAGGCCCGAGGAGAGGAGGAGACCCTTGGCGGGTGACTTCTCGTCATTCGATATAAGCATAAAGATCTTGTATGCTTTTATTCGATTCTGCCAGGTTCATGCCGTGGATGGTAAACATTCCGTGTTGATAGAAATGGTCATTTTGGCCAATTTCCGCGGAGCATGGCATATAATCGTGGCGTTCGTGTTTGTTCGACCTTGGGGAAATGCGAGCGGGTCATGGTTAACCTCGATCTTTAATACGTTTGTGAATTGGTATATCCATAAGCAGGCGTTTAGAGACTTGTTTTCGGAGGAAGAGTGGGAGGAATGGATTGTCTCCTACTTCCACGGGGATGACTCGGTACTTTCTGTACCTGAGCGTTATTCAGCTTACAATATGGAATATCTACAGAAGTGGTTTTGGGAGAATTACCATATGGAATATACGTCACCAACGAAGACGAGTAAGATGACAATGGAATGGGATGATGTGACGTTTTTGAAACGCAGGTTTGTTGTTGGGGAGCTAGGGATAATGGCTCCTCTGCCCGCTGACTCAATGGCCAATATGGTCAAGTGGACAACAAAAGGATACGACGATGAGGTGTTAGAGTCGACACTTCGATCCGTCATGGTTGAGGCATTTCACTTTGGAAGAGAAAAATATGAAGAGTGCTTCGCATGGTGTGTTTCAGAAGCAAGGAGGATGGGAAAAGGATGGATAATGGTCCGCTATGATGACATGGTTGGGGCCAAGCGATCCGATTACTAGCTCCGC